CACCAACATGAACGCCACAGGAGACACCAATCACCCGTTAGCCTGTCTAATCGACCTCACTGCTGTGGCGGCGTACTGCCGCGATATGTCCATCGACTTTCCAGTCGTTATTGGCAACCTTCCAAACTTCACAGTCGGAAGCAAAGGGTGCGATCCCAGAACGAGCAAGCGCTACCTAATGACCGGCGTCGGCACAGCGCCGCCTCATTACGGTCCGCTTTACTCCATTCCGTGCGGTGGTGGCACGATGGCTTTCGAGCACATGATGCCAATTGGCCCTGGAAATAACATTCCCTTCGGGGGAGCGATGACCTATCTAACCTCGGCGTGTGATGCGAGGGCACAGACAGCAGATGCCTGTATGTTCACTGGGGCGCATGGTGCTCTAGGTGAGGATGTCAATCACCATCAATTTTGGATTGCCGACGGCGGTACTAACAACCCTTCTTTAGCGTCGGCTCAAATAGTAGACCTTGCTCTATCGGATGCGACCAGCGGCGTTGCTGTACAGAACGGCGGCGGCTTTGATGCTGGCCTGCCATTTGACGGTACTACGGTTGGAGACATCGGTCCTGGTTGTATGGATGGCGGCTGGTGCTCTGTCGATGAGACTCCAAGCATAAGCAGTGGGTCAGGGGTCGGGTACGATATAGCCGGGTTTAATGTCTCCGCAGCCGCTACCGTCGGATCGACCATACAATTAACGATAGCAGCGGCTTTCGGCGGGGCCACTCTCGCTACCGGCAATGCGGCAGTGGTTTCGGAAGTCGTCGGATGCACAAACGCGAATAGCGCTTCGCAGCCGGGCGGGTTCTGGCCCGGATCGTCTATCACGGTAAGTGGCTCAATGCTCACGATTTCGGGGGTCATCTGCAATGCGCCGTATACCTCGGGCGGGATCGTCTACAACTCCAGCGCACGCCTTTCTACTCAATCGTTCCGGCACGAGCAGTTCATGATGCGGGTGGTTGGGAATCAAATCTTTGACGTTCGGCGGCTGGGGTCGTCATTAGGTGTTGGTGTATGCTGCGAATCAAACGACGATTACTACCAGCACCAGCAACTTAATTTGAGTCCCAGCAAGAAGTGGGCGGTTTACAACACTAACTTTGGTATTCCGGGCCTAAATCACGTCATGATGCTCCAGACCGGGATTATAACGAACAGCCAATCGGCTCAGCCAGTAAGTGCATTATCAATACAGGCTATACATTAATTTATGAAAAATAATCCAAAAAACTATACGATTCGTAAACGTCGTGACTGTAATAGATGGGAACTTTTTATTCGTTCTAAAGGATATCCTATCTTTTACGGTGGTTTATATAAATCTGAAGAAGAAGCTAAAAAGGCATTTGATGAGAAATGGTTAATGCATAAAGTGGAGGTATAAAAATGTGTATAATAGAACTAGGAAATAGGAACTACTAAACATGGCCTCTTATGGTATCAATATCTTTGACGATGGATCTGGCAACTTCACTGCCACGGTAGAACGTGCTCCAACTACGATTTCTTCGGGCGGAACGATTCTTCAGATTCCCCATATCCAAGACAATTCTCAGCAAGGTGATAATCTGGCAACTATTACCGGAGCCACGAATGCAACTCCTATCGTAGTTACGGCGGCAAATAACTTTAGCAATAACGATGTTGTGACTATTAATGGAGCACTTGGTAATACTGGAGCAAATGGCACCTTCCAACTTTCCTCAGTCTCTTCGACCGGTTTCACACTCGTAAATTCGGTCGGTAATGGCGCTTGGACTTCGGGAGGCTATGCTCTTAAACTTTCTCCCACTCGTATTTTGGGTGTAATGGTTCAATCGGCCCTTCGCGCTGTCCAAAATGATCGTTCGTTGAATGGATAATGGAGTGTTAAATGGCTAATATTACATTTAACTCATTTCGTGCGGGAAGCGGCAGCTATCAAGCGGTTCGCCCCCTTAATTTAACTCCCAGTGCAGTACCTCCGCAGACAGTTTCCGTAGAAACATATTCCGGTTCTTCCATCGGTCAATCTAGTATTGCTGATTTAGCTGCTGATTCCAATATCTACGTTTCTGGTCCATCTCTTCCTGCCGGTCTTATTCTTATTTCTTCTCGTTTACTAGCCAATCAGGTTTTGGAATTGACTTTTGAGAATCAAACAGCAAATACTATTACACCGGTGGCTCAGCAATTTAACCTATTAGTTCTATAAGGAAAATTAATGGCACAAGTACAAACACTTTATTCAACTAATGGATCGGTTGCTGGAACTGGAGCATTACAGGTCGCTCATGCTACCTATAATTTTGCTGTAGATGGTGGTGGGGCTCCTGGTCTCATTACTCCCGCTGCTAATGCTACTATTCCAATTAATGCAATTATAATTGGTGGTACTATTAATTCTACTACCGCTGGGGCAGGTGCTAGCGCGACGGTATCCGTAGGTACCTCTGCTGGCTCTTCGGCTACCTCTCTTCTAGCCGCAACCGCTATTGGTTCTTTTTCTACTAATGCCAAACTTAATAGTGCGGCAACTTTGGCGGCTCCAGTTAAAATGTCGGCGGCGGGTAGTATTACCATTACTTCTGCGGTGGCCGCTCTTACGGCTGGTGTATTTGAGATTTTTGTATATTACGTTGTATCGCCGTCCTAATGTATGGCTCAACAAAATATACATGTCTTCCGTAATACGGATTGGAATGCGACAGTAAATATAACTCTTAATGGGGCACCATTAAATATTACTGGCTATCATTTTCGTTTTACGGCTAAGTTTAATATACACGATCCTGATAATAAAGCATTATTTATAATAACAGATCAGGCTGTAACAACTGGTTGTTTTATTGGGATTATAATTACAAATACATCTGGAGGTATTATAACAATTCATATTCCATCACAGGTTTACACTGGAACTGCTTGTAGTAATTTTACGCCTCCAGTTTGTCCGATAGGGCATCGTATTTATCTTGTCTATGACTTACAAATGTTTGATACCTCTAGTGATAAATATGAAATTATGAATGGTTCATTAATTGTAGATCCAGAAGTTACACAAATAGATACGGCGGCAGGTTAATATGGCATTACAAGGTATAGTAGATGCGGCAATAGTTCAAATAAATGTCCCTATTGGCACTCTAACTATACCTACCGACCAACAATCAAGTGTGCCTACTCAAGCAAATAATGATCCACCGACCAATGGCTAAATATGTATACTGTCGAAATTAAAAAAGGTAAACTTGAGAGTTCCGTAGAATGCCTCGGTAATTCGCAGATAGCCGCCATTTATTGCCCCTCTTCTCCTGAACAGATAGTTATTACGATCCTTGGGAGCGCTGATGGAAATGAATTTATGCCGATCTATCAGTTTATGAATTTTGATATACCCTTTGCATTTACTATCTGGAAGGATAGAAAAGTTATAGTATTTAACGCCCCCGACTTTGAAGGTATTCAATATTATAAATTTATAGCATCAGTGGCCCCGGAACACGATTTGCAGTTCCCAGTGTACTATCACGGCTTTTAAAATCAATATCTTAGCCCGTCGAAGCCCTGCGGCTTATAATAGGGATAGGATAACGATGAATTTTGATGAAATTACCAACCTTCTCATAGATGATCCCTCGGAATGGGAGTTTGCAGAACCTACTTGTGGCCTAAAAAATGGAAAAAATAGACTTAAGAGCCGTTTTAAAGAACGAAAAGCTCTATTTTATGCGTCGGGCGGCTCGTTGGAAGGCCCGAACTGATATTGGGTGGCTCTGCCGTGAGGTTTTGAACTATTCGGACGTTTCTGATGCCTCTGGTGGTCCCTGGAGGGCCTTACACCAGCCTATAGTCGATGTTTTACAGAAGTTTCCTTCCCCCACACAGGATCAATTCGATAAAAACGATGTAATTGTTAATGGTAAGTGGGAATATAAGCCTATTTTACCTCTAGAAGCACTCCCAGGAGGCCGTCGCACCCTTATTCTCGATCCCCGAGGGCACCTTAAGACCACTATTAACTCTATTGGGCACACAATACAGTGGATTTTGAACTATCCCCGTATTGCCATCCTTATCTTTATGGGCCAGGACCAGAAGGCAAGTGATGTTTTGAATGAAATAAAGGGGCATTTTCAATATAATCAGTATTTTCGGGAACTTTTTCCTGAATATGTACCGTGGAAAGGTATAGACCAGTGGGGGCGTGCCGACCGTTTTATTACTGAGGCTAGGCCAAAATGGGATGTTCGTAAAGAACCTACCGTAATGACGGGAGCTATTGAAAAAGGAGCGGCAGGTTATCACTTTGAAGTTATTAAATTTTCTGACATTGTAGATGAAAATAATATTAGCGGTAATGGATTAGAGATAGTACGTAAGAAATTTTATATTTCAGCTAATCTTCTTATTGGTCCTAAATATTGGATGGATGTAGAAGGTACTACCTATCACTTTGGGGATATTTATCGTAAAATTCTTGATTCTGAAATGGAGGCGGTTCTAGAGAAGCGGACATATAAGATACATATACGAAGTGTTTTTAAACGTAATATTCCTGGCGGCGAATCATTCACTCCTGATGATATGAAGTATCCCTTTTTACTAGATGAACAGGGCAATCGTATACCTTGGTGGCCCGAGAGATTTCCGCTTAAAGAATTAGAACAGCAAGAAAAAGTAGATCCTTTTGAATTTGCTTCCCAGAAATTAAATTGGCCAATTGCAACTATGGAAGGATATGTTGCTTTTCCAGTAAATAATGAGTTTCCTAAGAAAATATCTCGTCAAGATTATCAAAATATTCGTGTTGCATATAAAGAGATTACTGTTGACCTTGCGGAGACAGATAATCAACGGTCTAATTATACGGCTATCGTAGTGGGGGCTGTATCACAGTCGGGTAAGTTATACGTGGAAGAAATTTATCATGGTCGATTTTTGGCCGATAAAGTTATTAATATTATATTCGGTATTGCGCTTAAACATAGGCGATTTTTACGTGTTATAAAAATAGAAGAAACCGGTTACTTACGCGGTCTTATGGCATCTATTAACCGCGTCTTAGATACGGACTTACGGCCCAAGGGAATTAATTTCGTTATAGAGCCGGTAAAACGCGGCAATCGTCAAAAGAAGTTGGATAGAATTGAAAAGTCTTTACAACCTTGGTATAAGAATGATGACTTACGTTTCTTAGATGATATTAATAAAGATGCTTGGGCGCATTTACTCAAAGAGTTAGAACAGTTTCCAGCCGGTCAAACCGATGATATTTTGGATGCGGTGGCTGACTTTTTGGCTAATAAAGAATACTTTGGTCGTGAAGCGGCGCGGTTTAATCCGACCACTGTAATACGCGAAGATCCTAAAAAATATGGCACCGGAGGGACGGATATACCAGAATGGCAGCGGCAACATATTTTTCAACGTGTGAGAGAGGAACATTGGAATAAGCGATTGGGAATTGAAATATGGCCTCCATCACCAGATTCAGACGTTAACTTGGTCGTAAATCCAGATGCCTTTAAGTTGTAAAATATGAATAGGATACATGCCCGTTGAACGTCAGCCGCCCATAATTACTCCCGCAACTCTTATAGAGGAGCCTCTTAAGACTGCGGAACAGAGTATTACGGACAGTTATGCCTTGGCGTTAGTAAATGAAACGTACTGGGCATATGAGCAATTTCGAACGATGAATCATGATCGTCGTTGGAACACCCATGATTCCCTATACTTCGGTTATGTTCCTCCTCGCGTATGGGATGGTTCAAATGTGGCGAGAGCCGCATATACTCAGCCGATTGTATTCGACCAAGTGGAGGCAAGTTTACCCGCAATTACCAATTCAATATTTGGTATTGGTCCCGAATGGTTTCAGGTAGATGCAGAGCCGGGGACAGATCCTAAAGAAGCGAAAGATATTCAAAACTCATTAGCCTATACACTAGAACATCCTAAAGATGAACTTGGGTCTAATGCGATCACTGAAATAAAGTTAGCCATTAAGAATACCCTCCTTTACGGAAATGGCGGTGTCTCGGTCGAATGGTCGCCTACATTAAATAGGCCGGTCGTAGAATGGGTGGACTTACGTGATTTCTATATTGATCCCGGCCTTATAGTTCCTAATATTGATGAGGGACGTTCTGTTATTCGTCGTAAATTTATGACGATTGATGAAATAATGCAGTTAAAAAAAGATCCTCGGATGAGCATTCCTTCGGGTGATATTTTGTGGTATATGGCCAAGAATGTACCGCAAGCTAATGCTGAGAATACTAAGCGAGTACAAGAGGCACTCCGGGGTATTTACTATAGTCCCGGTTTTTCGGACTTCATTCCACTGCCTGCTGATCAAAAAATTGAAGTTCTAATTTATTATTCTAAAAGTCGTATTATATGGGTATTGAATAAAGAATGGATTGCATATAATGGACCGAATCCATATGGTTTTATTCCGTTTGCTTTTTCTCCCTGTTATATTGTTCCTTCTCGTTTTTACGCCCAGTCTATTGCTGATGTGCAGGAAAATAATCAAAGATATATTGAGGCGCTTTTAAATGCCCATTACGATGAGTTAACATTATTGTTACATCCCCCACGAGTACAAAAGCGTTCAACATTATTGACACCGGCTCAACAAAAGTGGCGTCCTGGTGTTGTATTTAGTGCCGATAATAAAGATGATGTTTCATTGTTACAGGTAAATAATAATACACAAAATGTTTTTACAGATATTCAGTATTTGGAACTTAGTGCTGAACGTCGAACCGGTATTAATGGCGTGTCTTCTGGTTCTGCTCCCCGTCCTTCCAATGCTAATCGTACTTTGGGCGGAATGCAAATGCAACAGCAAGGATCAGGGTCAAGATTGTCCGAAATAGTCAACAATATTGAGACATATTTGTTAGTGCCGGTTCTATATAAGTTACAAAAACTTCTCCAGTTTCATACTCGTCCCGGTCAAGCGCTGCCTGCTTCATCACCACAAGGTCAGTACTACGAAATTGAGTCATCGACGGTTCAGAAAAAAGTACGCTTTCGTATGTTAGCCGCCTCCCGCATGGTTACGAAGCAAGAATTAATGCAGGTATTACCTTTCTGGATGCAAACTATTTCGACCGGTAATATTATGTCGTCCCTACAACAAACGGGACGTACAGTGGATTTTGATGAACTTTTCCGTATGATTCAAGATGCAACGGGCGTGGCTAAAGTATATTCACTTATACGTCCCATGAATCAACAGGAACATCAGGCTACTCAACAGCCGCCGCCCCAAGTTCAAGCCGATATGCAAAAGGCACAACAAGAGGGTCAGACTCGTAAAGAAATAATGCAGATGAAGGTTCAGGGTGATCTTCAGAAAGAAAATATAAAGAAACAGCCCAATCCTTGGGAAATACAAGCTAAACAGGCCGAAATGCAAATGGAGGCGCAACAAAAAGCCCAAGAGATGCAGATGGAAATGGTTAAGGCCGCACAAGAACTTAAACAAAAACAGCAGATGGCTCAAATTGAACTTGCGGCTAAGCATGAACAACACAAGATGGATTTGCAGAAAAAACAGGCCGATGTCCAAGTTGCAAATCAGGCTTCACAAAATGAGCGTGAACAGGGACAAATGGATCATCAGATGAAGATGACTCAGATGTTGCAACAGCTACAGGGTGAAAGTGTGCAGGCCCAGACACGACAGGGGCTGGCGGATAAGTACCCCAAGGGTGTGCAGCAGGCTAGTGAGCCGGGACAAGCGACAGGTAAGCCTCCTAAGAAGACGAGCGAGACGCGGCATAAAGCGCGGCCCCCTAAAGCTACATAATTTATGACACCACAAGAATTAGAATTACTTACTACTTTACCAAGTGATCCGGCATATATATTACTTATAGATAAATTACAAGCCATCGCTGATGATCTAACTGATACGATAGGCGCAACTACAGATGAAAAGAAAACCCTGGAGTTACTACCTTACTGGCGTGCTCTCCGTTATATTGTCGGCCAGCTTAGGACCGTACCCGGAGATGTGGTGGCATTACTTGAAACACAGTATAAGGAAGATTTGGGACTTAAACCTAATCAACAGACAAATCAAAAAGTGAGGGAAATATTTAAACAAATGCATAATAATAGTAAAACTGGTAATCCTTATCCTCCACTAGAATCTGGTACTTGGGGAAATACTGGTGGCTATGGTAATTTAATTTGATAATGAAAGAGTTACAATAATAATAGGAAATATATGGCAGCCGATCCAAACCAAGACTTCTCTCAATTTGTTCGTGAAGTAGTTTTAGAGGAACAACAGAAGGCGTCCGCAAGTGCCGGAACACAACAGCAACAGCAAGTTGTTACACCGCAAGCACAGCCGCTTACTATTAAAGTAGGTGATAAATCCCTTACCTATAATTCTCTTCAGGAACTTGAATCTTCACTTAATCAATTCGTAGGTTCAACGGCCTCTCAAATGGCACAGCTACAGCAAAAAGTGGCTGAACACGATAAACAAGGTTCATATGTTACGGGCGATGAAACTCCTAAGTGGTCTGATGAAGCATTTATTGAGAAAATGCAAAAGTCGCCTAAAGACGCTATGGAGTATGCTTTTAATCAACTTATATTTGAGGGTAAAGCTACTGATGCTCCTGGTGAGTTACGTGCCCGCTTAGAGGAATTTGAAAATACCAAGCGTACTTTGGCCGTGTATCAGTTTAAAGAAGCCCATCCTGAATTTCCTGGTGGAGCTGAAAATGCCAATAAGATTGAGCAAATTCGCCAGCAAATGAATTTGCCATATGATGCAAATGGCCTGGATGCAGCCTACTTAATGGGTATTAATAAAGGTTTCCTACCCAACTTTTACGCCCAACGTCAACAGGCCGCTGCACAAGCTCAGCAGGCTCAACAATTGCAACAGTCCGGTGAATATCAACAGCCACCTCAAAATTGGCAAAATCCTTATGATCAGACCCAATTTCAAGGCCAACCTCAATATCCCGGCCAAGTAGATCCTCGGCAGTGGAACGGTGGAACGGGACTGGCACCGGCCCCTGGATTTAACCTACCTCCACAATTCGCAAATAACCCCTACTTGAATGCGCCTCCCGGTGTAAATCGTAATATGCCTTCTCAAATGGGAGGCGGCTTTAATCCAGACGATCTAAGTGTGGAGCAAATTGAAAATGTATTTGCTCGTATGGGAAAGCCAATTCAACGGTAATGGTAAGCTACGACCTCTATTTTAACAACGAGCAGGTTTTAAGGGCAAATACCGCATTTTATGAGCCGTGTGGCTTGCCCGCTTATCATTTTAATAATTTTAATAATAACTTAATGCTAAAATATGAATAGGAAATAAGTAAGAACATGGCTGTAGGACTTCGCACCTTTTCTACCAATGATCGATTTGCTATCCCCCAATTAGTTGAACGCCATTTTACGGCGGGCACAGTAGGAAATGTTACCTCGGCTCCTACTTCAACTAATTTCACAGTAATGCGGGCGGGTAAAATTACGGCGGCTGATTTGTCTATGACAATGGGAGCCGATAATACTAATCCCCTTTCGCTTTCGTGTCAAGTTACCAATACTAATACTGGTAATACTCTTTTTTCTACCGTTCCTTCTATCGCTAAGGCCGCTGGTAATGTGTTCGCCAGTACTTTGGTTGGTGGAACCGGTGTGACGCCTCCGACTTTGAATGCGGCTAATGTGGCCGTTAAGGCGGGGGATAATTTGAAGATTGTTTGGACGCTGACGCGAACAGCTTCACCCCAAACTGAAATTGCAGATGCGGGTTTTACGATTGTAGTTGCAGAAAATCAGGATTTTGATCCCGCAGTTTCGTAAATACGTGGATATTAAGGAATAATTCGTGGCCTACCAACCAGCAGGTAATCAGACTTCATCGGCGGGCTTAGCGCATCTCGCTAATGTCTATTACAGAAAAAAGGGACTAGATCGTCTCCAAAAGAAATTTGTCTTTCGTGATGCATGTATGCGTGATATGCTGCCGAAGCAAGTTGGTCGAACGGTCCAGTTCTTTCGTTATATCAATTTCGGAGCAAATACCACGCCTACTACCGAGGGTACGGTTGGCACGTCACTGTCCATGACCTCGCGGATCGTGGGCGCGACTGTGAGTCAGTACACGGCCTTTATTACCGTGTCCGACTTGCTACAAGATACGGCCATTGATCCGGTCGTGCAGAATGCCTCCGAATTACTTGGATACTCGGCTGGCCTGTCGGTCGATACCATTACGCGGGCGGTCATTGATGCGGAAATTGGTGGTACCAAACAATCTCTTTTGGGCACCTTTTTGCGCGTGGCCGACCTTCGTAATTCGCGGCATTCGTTACAGGCTAACGACGTACTTCCGATGGAAGATGGCAACTTTTTCGCCATTGCTCATCCTTTCTGTACGTATGATTTGGTAAACGATCCTGCCGCCGCTGGTTTGGCTGATATCTTTAAGTATACTAGCCCGAAGGATACTCCTTTGGTTCGGTATGAAGATCGCGGCTTGGTTACGCAGATTGCCGGTTGCCGTCTTATCGAAAGTACTAATGTGCTTAAGACAACCGGTACACCTAATCTGTATCGTGTGTATGTATTCGGACGTAACGGTATCGGTTCCGTTGACCTAGAAGGTCGTGGCCCCTCGGACGTTAAAGATCCCACTAAACAGCGCTTTAAAATTAACGTAGTCAAGGGTGAACCTTCTATCGCTGATCCCGAAGGTGTGATTGGTGCGGCTGTATCTTATAACTTCGTATTTGTGTCCGTTGTCCTTGATGGGCCTCCGTCTATCGGTGGTACTTACCGATATAAGATGATTGACGCTGCCAGTTCGATTGGATAATATATGCGGAAACTGTTTCTAGTATCCTTTCTCGCAAGTGCGCTGATGTACGGTGGTGTGGTCAGAACTGCTGCTAAGGTTGTAAAGGCCACACCTAAGGTTGTATTTGTGACGATGCCTAAGGCTGTTTGGAAAGCAGTTTGGTAATATGGACCCGATAGTCATTATCGTAAGTCTATTAGTGATTAATACGGCATTACTCGTAATGGTGTTAATGCGCGTTCAAGATTATTGAACCTTTGTGGCTATTGACTTCGAGTGTAATGTATGTTACATTATGAATAGCCCAACGCACCCAAGGGAGAGGGTAGTCTAAGTTTCTACCTCCTTTCCTTAGACCCCTTTCCTGCTGGGTGAGCCGCCCGATAGAGAATTTTCCAATTACCTTTATTCTTTGTCGGGCCATATCGCAGGATGGTCTAACCCGGTAGGATGTTGGGTTCATGTCCCAAAGATTCGAGTTCAAATCTCGATCCTGCAACCACTCCTAAGTACCTGTTACAATTAATATAGGGAAATAAAATGTAATGGGACTGCTGCCAGTTTCACAACCTATCACACCTCCGCGTGTAGCCCAATTTTCAAATACAGCCCAATATTTTTGGACTTCCAGTGGTACCAACGTAGCTCCATTTAATGGGTTCCTTCTTGTCAATTTATTGGTACCAACCGTAGCGCCTCCCACTATGTCTCCCGGCGAATCCCTAACGCCCAATTACGGTCAGATTTACCCTGGAATGCCTCTTCCACTATTCCAACGTATTCCAATTATAAATGGTCAATATAATACTACTTGTGGTCTTTATTTAAACTCTGACATAGTACCCCCTGGTTCCGGCTATCAATGGTATTTGTATGACTCCGCAAGTAATCAAGTAAGTGGTCCGTCAGCCACTTTTTTTGTAACTACTACAAATGTAATAGATCCAATAGCGGCGACAGGTGGAGTTACTATTCCAGTTGGCACCACACCTTTAACAGCTACGCTACCGGACGTAGTGGGAACATAAATGCCGCCGAATTTACTACATTGGGCCGTAGGTTGCCTTATACCTATTATCATTTCTCTCGGCGGCTGGGCCTGGAAAATTCAGAATGATGTTACGATTGAGCAGGTAAAATTGGAAGATACTAGAGGAGACGTTGTGCAGTTAAGTAAGAAAATGGATGATATTAATATTGAGTTACGTCAAATTGAAATATTAGATCAGAAAATTATCGATCAATTAGCACTTAAGTCAAATTCAAAATAATTATGCACCTTCGGACTACAGATAAACAATTCGCGGTACTAGCGCACGGTGATCGAGTAGAAAAACAGAAACAGGATCTTTTAAAATATATTGCCGAAGAAGAGTCCCATCTTATCTACGTAGAAGATCGTCTTATCGATCCTACAGATAATATGAAACAAATGGGACATTCTATGACCTCGTGGGAACTAGAACAGCGCCTCGCCAAAATTCTACCTTCCAATTGTTTCTTCAAAGATAATCCATTTAATATTACTAAAAAAGCAATAATGCGTGTCAAGTCTCTTACGGAGCTAGAGACGATAGTACCATATGAACGTGGTATTATGCCTGAACATAGTGTTATGCAGTTAGTAGAACGCGAGTTGCCAGATCGAGATGTTATTAATCGTACTAAGTCAATTACGCGGAAGGATCTTGGTAAGTATGAATTTGTGCCGGGGGTAGGTTTCGTATTTGATGATACGACAGTTAGGCCCGGTTTTAAGCGTGTTAAGCAGATAGGACGCGAAATTAAACGCGGCTGGCGCACCGTCCTACTTAAGTTACTCGGTGAACGTCTCATTACCATATCCGACATTGAAAGATACTTTTCTCATGGCACAACGGCAGAATGGGCTAAGTTTACGGGACGTAATACTTCGTTCCAAACGTGGAACTAGTAAAGGTATAATTAATATAGGAATATATGTCAAATAAACAAACTCATACTGATCCGTTGGATGTTTTGGCGGCGGCTAAAGATAGTGGTCTCCCTGCTTCAACGGACCCAGATATTCTTGAAATGCAAAAAGGGCTACTTGCTCTTCAGTATAAAAAATTGGCTAAGGATATGGCCGAACAGGATGAGACTGATCGTGTTGCAAAACAGGCCCAGTTAAATGGGGCTTTAGAAATGCAAAAGGGGAGGGATAGACAAGAGGCATTACAGTCGGCCTGCCCCCATATGAAACCTAATATGCAACCGGCTATAGCGGGACAGCGCGATCATCAACATCAGTATCATTTTATTTGTGCTTTTTGTGCGAAAGAATATACGCAACAGACGTTACCGCCCTGGTTGCGTATACCTATTGAATGGATTGGTGGCCCAGATGCCTAAATTTGACCAGGATATTGCGTAACGTTGTGACATGGCCTCTACATATCAGCCGATCCAGGCTTTCGACTATGCCAAGCGATTTATCAAAAATATGTCGCTTGAACAAGTGCAAGTTGATATACTGGATCAGACACTTAAATATATGTGGATGGCCGCGCCTTGGCGATGGACTTTAGGTGCATTTCCCTCCTTTAATATTTCCGCCAATGTTCAACAATATACCGTAACTTGTCCAGCCGATTTTTTATATCTTTTATATTCATATATGGCAGTTAAAGAGACGGCAAGTATTCGTGTTTTATCTGTAGAACCCATTTTAACTACCTTTCTCGCTCAGTACGGTCAAACTTCACAGATTGCAGTAAATAGTCCCGTTCCTGGTGGTAGTACTGCTGTCAATATTTATCCAAATCCCGGTGCCTTAGATCCTGTTTATTCGGCCACCATATATAGTTACTATAAGCGCACATCACCAGTATTAACATCTCTTAATATTTTTACCGCTGGTACTCAAGTTTTTGACGATGAATGGTTTTGGGTCTACGAGTCGGGCGTTCTATACTACGCCTATCTTTTTGCTGATGACCAACGTGCGGGCGGGGCTCAAATAGATCCCGCGTCCAATAAGGTTACTTTTACCGGCCAACGTGGTGTTTTTGAGGCCAATATCTTATTGATGAAAGAACGCGAGAAGCTCCTGTCTATATCTCCACCAATGGGCGGTAAAAGT